CCTGCTCATCGTGGAATTCCGCGCGAGCGGCGCGGGGAACCTGCTCGACCAACTGACCTCGGACCAGCTGGCCGCGATGGGCTGGACGCTCACCCGCACCGCCTATGGCGCGTTGGCGACCTACGAGGACCGGGAAATCGTGTTCACGGCGTGGCCCGTGGATATGATCGGCGTTCAGTCGATTCAGACCACTGAACGCATACGAGCCGCGGGCGCGCCTGTGTCGAGTCTCGAGACACAGCCGCGACCCGTGGTCGGCTCTTCGTCCGGTGCCGCTGCAGCAGGGTCCACGCAGCAGCACGCCTACGGCCAGTTCCGGGAGACCTCGAACCCCGGCAATTACACCGGGTCGCGCATTTACGGCGGTGCCGGTGGGGTGTAGGGGCTTGCCCCTACGGTGACGCTTGTTCGAGGGCAGGGAAGGCGCACGGCCGGTTCTGTCTCTGCCTTGCGACCCGATCCCGGTCGGAACCTTCCCACTGGAAACCGCTCTTAGCCTGCCGTTCGGTTCCTGATTCGCAGGTCGGCCAGGTCGATCACCACCACCTTGATCTTCGGGCCGTACTTGCCGGCGCGCTGCGCTTGCTCGGCCTTCCTGCGCGACGCATAGCCCGCAAGGCGCAGTTCCGCACGGTCGCGCCACAGAAGCCCGCGTAGGCGCTCGGGCGTCATCCGATCACCATCGGGGGAAACGAGATGGCGGCCTCGAAGCCGCCATCCGTACCACTCTCCGTTGAAGTCGTGGATCTCGGTCATGCCGGAATTCCTCGCGGGATGTTCCACCGTGGGGCAAGTGCCGTCCACGCCCTGCGAATCCAGCCGATCGCATTTGACATAATATGCATAATCCCTTGATTGCTGGCCGATTGTTCTGTCTGTGAAACAACGGCAGCTGGATTAATCGCGGGCAGGATCATTAGGGCTACCCCGATCACCGTAGTGACCGGGGACAGTCTGTCCCACACGGCGCTCCACATCCGGTGTTCGGCCGGCCCGGCTTCCTGCTCTTGCATGACCAGCACGGCGATTGCCGGGTCTGCCTGTGCCAGGTCGATCAGCCGCGCGAGTTGTTCCGGCGCGATGTTCCCGCCCTTCCGCCACTTGGAAACGGTGGCACGGGTCACGCCGATCTGGATTGCCAGCGCGTTATCCGAGTCGCGCTCGCACATTTTCCGGGCTTTGTCAAGCAATTTATTTAGCGTGTTCATGCGTCGCACCAGTTGACATGGGTGTGTCCCTTGAGTTTACATGCGCCTCGATGTATCGCACCGCGATACATGCCCCGGCCCGGCTCCCCCTGGTCGAGCCGGGGCCTTCAAGGGGCAGGGGAGGGAGAGGGGCCATGACCGAAACCGACTACCGCGCCGCGCTTGTGCGCGCCTGCGACGAAGCCACGCACGCGGCCGTGAACATTCCGGTCGGGGACTGCTGGCTGTGATGCGCTGGTGGCTGTCCCTGCTGGTCTCTCTGTTCGTGCTGTCGCGTCCAGGCGCTCCGCTCGGTGTGTGGCTGGTGTTCGGCGGCATGGCCGCGCTGGCGATCTGGAACCTGGGCGGCGCGAAGCTCGCGCGGCTCGTCCGCATGAAGCGGCGGGCCAAGCGTCGGAAGGTGGTCGCGTGAGTTCGTTCTGGCACCGGATGCCGAAGCCGCGTTCTGCTTCGCGTTCGCCGTTGCGCGATTCCGCGCCTGATCGCTATTTCGATGCGTTCTCGACGCTGTCGAGCGATGAGGAACTGGCGGCGGTGTATGAGCGCGAAGCCATCGCCCATGACGATATCGCCGCCGATGAGCGGTTCACCGCTGTGCGGCGTGCGTCGGAGCGCGCTGCAGCGGCTTATTGCCGTGATCGGGCGCAGCAGTTGCGGGGGGTGGGCCGTGGCTGACGGTGGCGCGGTGAGACTCCCCTCGTCTAACAGGGGAGTCAATCTTTTAACAAGCCCGGTGAGTCTGGACTGGTGCACGTTCGCTGCTGACCTGACCGCTGTGCTTGAGGATCAGGGCTGGCACAAGTCGGTGCGCGACACCTATCTCGACCTGGACGAAGGCCGGCGCTATGCCTCGACCGTGGCCGCGGGCGTGTTCGCCTACTTCTTCGCGGGCTGCAATCTGCAGCTGTCGGAGGAAGTGAAGTCAGCCCGCTTCTATACGTGCAGCGTCGAAATCCAGAACAAGGCCGGCGATATGGTCGGACTGATCCAGTTCGGCGGCGCGAACACGCTTCGCAAGGATGGCACGCGCACGGTTCGAGTCGAGTTGACCGGGCAGGGTTGCCGCTACTACGAAGCCGGAGCGGGGGGTGACCATGCGGAGCGGTGGTCGGCCCTTCGAGCGAAGCTCGAAAGCGTAGGCGGCAGGCTTGCCCGTGCGGACGTTGCGTTCGATGACATGGACGGCGTTCACAACGTGGCCTTGGCTCGCACGATGTGGGAGACCGATCAGTTCACGGCACAGGGTGGACGGCCTACGGCGCGGCTGTTCGATGACCTGGACACGAAAAAGGGCAAGACGCTGTACATCGGCGCGCCTACGTCTGAAAAGCAAATGCGGGTTTACGAGAAAGGCCGCGAGCTGGGCGACAAGCTGTCGGAGTGGGTGCGGTGGGAAGTGCAGTTCAGGGCATCGAACCGCAAGCCGTTGCCGCTGGACATGCTGGAAAACCCGGTGAGCTACATGCGCGGTGCGTATCCCGCGCTGACCTTTATCCAGGCGGTGATGCAGAAGATCGACGCGACGGCGGAAGCCGCCATTGCGACGGTCAAGTCTGCCCTGCGACACGTGCGCCGCCAGTACGGCGCGACGCTCAACGCCATTGCACGACAGTTCCCGAGTGATGCCGATTTGGCGGCATTCGTGAGAACGCTCACGCGTCCAAAGCTGCCCGCGTGGGCGTCCAAACCGATTGGCAGCAGCGATTGGCCGGTGGTGCTGGCCAAAAGCACAACGTAGGAGAACGCACCATGAGCAACGGCGAAATCTACATCGAAGTGAAGACCGCGAGCGTCACCAATGCCCGTGAATACAAGGGCGAACAGTGGGGCGAACAGCAGGCCGCGCTGTATGCGAGCGACCTGGACTATCCGCTCCCGTGCAAGCTCAACCGCAAGGTGTCCGACCCGTTGAAGCCGGGCCGGTACGCGATCAGCGGGACGGGCTTCGGAACCGACGACTTCGGCAACCTGTCGATGAAGAAGCTGCGCATCGGTGCGCCGCTGTCGGTCGCGGCGAAGTAAGGCCGGCACCCGTGGCGGACTGCTACACCATCGCGGCGGACGGCACCTTGCATGCCACGGGGCAGGGTGCCGCCGATTGCGCCGGCTACGTCATGACGAGCGGCGCGGAATACGCGCAACTGCAGTTCCTGCAGGAAATCTTTACATGGCCAGCGCCCGAAACGCTGACCAACTGGTTCATGGGTGCTTTCGTGCTGGTGCTCACGCTTAACGCGTGCGGCTACATCGTGGGAGCGGTCGTGAAAATGGTCTCTACCGAACGCGCCTGACCAGCGCAACCTGGGCAATTCCGCCCGACGCAACAAGAGGAGTCCATCGTGGACGATTACAGCTCCATCCTGACCGGTCTCGCGGTCGCAGGCGGCGTCACCGCCATCATCGGCGCTGGCGCGCTCAAGGCAGCTCCGGGTTTCGCCCGCTGGCTGACCAACAAGGTTGCGACCTTCTTCCGCTAATGGCGGCAGGGGTCAAAACCGGGGGAGGGGAGTGGCAACACTCCCCGATCTCCACCACGCAGGCCTATGAGGTTAGCGACGAAGCGTCGGACGATTTCTGTCCCGAGTGCTTCGGCGATGACCTGATCGACCTGGCGAACGGCAATCAAATCTGCCGCGAGTGCCGCGCGGTCATCGACTACTGAAAGGGCAGGGAATGGACGATTACAGCGGGACTCTGGCGGGGCTGTCGGTCGCAGCGGCGATCACTGCGATCATCGGCGCGGGCGCGATCATGGCCGCGCCTGGCTTTGCGCGTTGGCTGACCAACAAGGTCGCCACGTTCTTCGACGGCGTGAGCGAGCCGGGAGAGATTGAGGACGGCGACAACGGCGACGACTATGAATCGGATCCATGTCCGGAATGTGGATCAACGGTCGCGCGTGTAGCCATCGACGACGAAGGTGCCGGCTGTGAGGACTGCGGCACCTATGTGCGTTTCTCGGAGGAATGACATGCTCCCGATTCTTGTGTTCTGCCTGCTCGGCGGGCTTGCCGGCCATGCGGCCTGCCTCGGCATGAATGAGGCCAGCCAGTGAACCGGCATGCTTCGTGGCTCGCACGCGTCGCGGCATCTGCCGCGGTGCGCCGCCTGGTCTATCTGGCGATTGCCGCGGTTATCGCGGCGGTGCTGTCGTTCGTGCCAACGGGCAAGGCGCAGGCGCAGAGTGGCTGCTATGGCTATAACAACATCGATTACGAATGCCCGAATCGTGAAATCGCCTACGTTCGCGCTCAAGAATCGGTCGCGGAGTACATCGTTAGCATTGGCCGTGTGGTGCAGTCCAAGGATGGGTGGTCTAACCTGGATTGCGACGCGACGCGTTGTCGTATCGTTGGGAACGCGACTGCGACGAACGGCGTCAAGTGGAGGTCGACGCGCTCGTGGGCGAAAGCGAGCGAATGTCCTGCGGGTAACGCGTGGAACGATGAGTTCAAGCAATGCGCGCCGTCGCAGTGTGCGGACGCACCGGATCACGGCGGCGCGATGGCGAAGAGTTTCAACATGTGCAAGGACGGGTGCCGCTACGAGCAGGCCGCGCCCGGTGGTGTCAACGTGTGCATGGGCAGTGGTGCCGATATGACTTGCATGGCGACCAACTGGAAGGCGACCGGCGCGCGGTGCGAGCCTAACGACAAGCCGCCACAGGCATTTGACCCGAATCAGGAAACCTGCCGTAGCCTGGGCGGCGGCGCGGGCTCGTATGCCGAATGTGTGAAGCCGAACGGAGACCATTGCGTGACCAGTGCGAGCGGCGCGGTGTTGTGCTGGAAGCCATCGGACATTGGCGACCGCATCACCACGGATGGCAAGGTTGGCGGGGATCGCGAAGTTGCTCCGGCGACGCCGACGCCACCGGAGAACATGAGCGACCCGACGCAAGTCACCACGACGACAACGACGATTGGCGGCACGACTTACAACACCTCCATTTACAACGGCACGGGCAACAACGGCGGGCAGGGCAACGTCGGTGAGGGCGGCAAGAACACGGGCGGCACGGGCGACCCGAAGGGCGAGGGTGAGGGCGGCAACGGCAAGGGGGAAGGGGAAGGCGACAACGATTGGGGCACGCCAGGTGCGGGCGTGGGTGATCAGTACCAGGGCACCGATAAAACGGTCGGCAGCGTGTACGGCACGTTCAAGGGTCGGGTCGAAGGCTCGCCGTTGGTCGGTGCGGCAACCGGCTTTTTCAGCGGGTGCAGCGGCGGCGGGTCGTGCCCCTCGGAAACGTGGGACGGCGGCGACTACGCGGGCCAGCATGATCTGTCGGCGCTGTGTTCCGGCGCGCTCTCATCGTTGCTCGCTTACGCGGGATGGGTGTGTCTCGCGGGTATGGGCGCTGTCGGCTTCCGGATCGCGCTGCTGTGAGCCGGCGCGCGTGGCTGCTGTTGTTGGTCCTGGTGGTCTACGCGGGCGCGGCCTACGCCGGCCCGGTGGATGCCGTGACCAATTGGTTCAAGGAACAGTTCGAGGCGCTGTGGGCGGATTTCGTGGAATTCGGCCGCGATATGCTGGTGTTCGCCGTTGAGTCGGTCCTCGATCTGATCGCGACGATGGTGGAGGCGATCCCGTCGCCGGACTTCCTGCAGAACGCCAGCATCTGCGGCGTGCTGGCCAGCGCTGGCCCGTGGGCGACCTGGGCAATTGGCACGTTCCGGCTCGCCGAAGGCTTCGCGTTGATCGGCGGCGCGGTGGTGTTCCGGCTCCTGCGCGTATTCCTGACCGCTTTCCAGTGGACCTGACGACATGATTTTCACGCACGAAGGCTTGCCGCGCAGCGGCAAGAGTTACGAGGCGGTGCTGTTCCATATCCTGCCGGCGTTGAAGGCCGGCACGCAGACCTACGTGCGCCTGAATGGCGTGTGGGAACAGCGTGCAGAGATTGCGAAGCGCCTTGAAATGACCGTTGAACAGGTCGAGGCGTTGTTGCACCCGATGGGCGATCGCGAGGTGAAGGAGTGGCTTGTCTGCCGCACCAACAACGATGGGTCGATGGAGTTCCCGCATATCCCGCAAAACTCGCTGGTGGTGGTCGATGAGGCGCAGGAATACTGGCCGACTGGCCGCGCCAGCATGCCTGCCGAAGTGGAGAATTTCTTCTCGAAGCACGGCCACGCGAATCTCAATATCGTGCTGCAGACGCAGGACTGGAAGGATTTGCACCGGCACGTGATGCGGCGCGTTGCCAAGCGCAACGTCTACACGAAGCTCGACGCGCTCGGCATCGACAAGCGTTATTCCGTGCGCTTCTTCAACCGCGTGAGCGTGGACAAGTTCGAGACGATGGGAACCGAGACCCGCGTCTATGACGAAACCGTGTTCGTCTGCTATCACGGCGTGCAGCCAGGCGTGGAAGAAAACGCCGTCTACAAGTCGAACACGCGCACGCTCTGGAAAACCGCGAAGTGGCCGGCAATCGCGGTCGCGGTGTCGCTGCTGCTCGGCGTCGGCATGCTCGCCCGGTTCTTCATGGGCGGCGGCGCGCCGGAAGTCGCCAAGGAAAAGCCCACCGAAGCGCATGCGCCCGGAGATGTCTATCAGCGGCCAGTCGAGCCGGTGCAGCCAACGGCGGTGCCGAACGTCGCCGCGGTCTATCAGCAACCGGTGGAACCCGTGGACACCGCGCCGGCAGCGGTGCGTTACGTGTCCGATCTGGCCAAGGCTGGCCGGCCTCGCTTCG